CCCAAGTCTTCACCACAGAGCGTTTAGCTTTCACCGCGCCCGTTATAGTGGTTGCACCTGTAACAGCTAGAGTGCCGGTAACTGTAGCGTTACCGCTTGCATCAACTGAAAATTTTGTGGTTTCAGCACCTGTCGTACTATTTACTGCAATGGAATCAAATCCATTAATGGAACGAACGGGGCCTTTAAAAGTTGTGTTACCCATGTGATTCTCCTGTCGCGGGTGAGTCTGCCTTTAAGCAGTCAGGATTAAAAGGGGGAGCGAACTCCCCCTGTGTAACAGTGTAAATAACCTTTAACAGGTTAACAATAGAGCTACGCTCCCGGAGATCCGAAGATTCCCAAGGGATCGGATACACCGAACGAGTAACGCTCACGCGCTTTGTAGCGCACATTTCCCGTATCGAAATCTCCGTCCATGCTAGTCTCTAGAGCAGTACGCTCAAAGTGCTTCATTCCGTTTGGAATATCAGTCAGAATGAAGAAGGCGTTAGTGTCAGTCAAGTAGTGATTGACAGAGTAGCCCTCTGGGATAGCACCCAAGTTACGGATAGCATTGATGTCGTTATCCGCAGTACCAGACTGTTGAGTAGACTCAAGCAGACGATCAGCGGTAAACATCAGGTTAGCCGGTACAATCAAACGAGTAGGTCGAGCCGCGATAAGCAACCCTCGCTCATCAGTGTATCCTGCAATTGAAATAATCGCATTCTCCAAAGACGTTTCGTTCAGGTCAGCACCTGTAGCAGGACGATTGCTGTTAAAGCCCCCGCCTACAGTTGGGTGACCGCCACCGCCAGTAACACCATCGCCAACAGCGGTAAACAGGTTTACACCGTCACCAGACTGATAAGCATTAGTGAAACCATTGTTGAGAGGGTTAACCGACTTAACCTGCTTAGTGTATGCCATAGCCCGTGCGAGAGCTTTGGTGTAACGAGCAGACAGTGAGTCATACAAGTTATCTTCCATAGCTTCTTCGGTTATAGCAAAACCCATAGCGATAGTTTCGTGGTTGTAACGGGCAGTGAAGGATTCTTGCGCTGAATCATAGCTGATTGCAGAGCCTTCATTCTTAACTGGAGCCGCCGCAAAACCACTCAGCTTCACCTCTTCTTCAAACGAACGATCAGAACTCTCTGTATCATAAATGAGAGTGTGTTCATCTTCATACTTCTCATACTCAAGACCAAATAAAGCGTTAAGGCCGGGGAGTAGCTCTTTGAGCATTTGTGCGCGTGAAATAGCCATTTCCTATAACTCCTTAAACGCCAAGTTTGGTAACGTAAGCATGACTAAGGGGAAGATAGGTCACAATACAGTCAGTGAAGGCATCGCCTACAGAGCTGGTTGGGCCATCTACGAAGTCAACTACACGTAATGGAAGTGTGTTAGTCGTAGCTATAGAACCGCCGTCTAGAGCGTTCTTGCTTCGACCAATGGAGGTTGACCCTGCTGTGCTAACCGCTGAGATATTATTTCCAAGTCCAGTCTGCGCTACAGCTTCATCAGCTTGCATACGGAACAGCAAATTAGGATCGTCAACGACATAACCAACAATATCATCAGCCGCAAGTGAGGCTGGGAATAATTGGTTAAAGGTCAGTTGGTTTGTGTTGGGATCAGTGTAAGAACATCCTACAAAGATACCGCAAGTTCCTGCAACAACAGCGGTTGTTATCGCAGACTTTTCTATGGTGCCAGCCGCAACAAATTTTACAAAATCGCCATAAAAAATAGCGGTTCCATAAGCATTTGCGATCTTTATGTGACGAACTTTACCCGTGAAAGAGCCGCTCGCACTTAAAGTATCAACTGGTTCAGCACCCGTGGGGGTTGCAACGGTAGCCATAATGGCCTCCTATCAATTTACAATTAAGTTAGGAAGCTCGCCTGTGAAGGGCTAACTTCCACCAAAAGTTGTCCTAGAACTACGCTCAGGTTTCATAAGCGGCATTCTTGGATCATTCTCGCGCAAGTAGTTACTGTCTACAGATTCCATTTGATTCTGCGCCTGAGCTTGGAAATGCGCGGTGCGCGAATCCATCTTGGCCTTTGGTGCTTTGCATAAAAGCAATCCACCAACTTCAACATTACCTACAAATCGTGAATCCAAATCAGATTCCAGCATAAGTTCTGGATGATCTTCGTGCTTACAAGCAACCCAACCCTCCCTAAACATGCGTGAAACATGAGTATTGTCTGGTTGACCTAACGTACTTGTCCGTATCCACCTAAACGTCCATCCCTCTTGAGGGGTTGGGTCAGGTAAGATGGATGCAGGAACCCAAGTATCATCGGGCCTTGCTTTCTCACTACGCGATTGTTTCTCTCTTGATGTGCGCTCTTCAGTCATCTCAGGCTCTCCTTTTGAAGCTGTCTGGCATACTGTTCTGGGGTAACTCCAATTCTCTTGGCGAGAGAGATTTGAGTGGACGATAACTTCACTTTGCGCGGTTTTGCTCCGTTATTCCTACCAGACGAAGCCACTACCGTGGAGCGGTTGGAGGCAGTCGAAGTTGCGTTACGCCCATCTGTATCGCTTGTACCCTGCCATCCAAACTTAGGATACGCCTCTCTCATCCCTGAGTCAATAAACTCAAAGTATTCCGGCGTATTAGGTTTAATCGCGTTGTCAACAATTGCTTCTTCATGCAAACCGTAGGCGGTAGCAGTCATTCGCTTGTTGTCTGGCGACATAAACCAAGTGTTCTTATCAGCCCAGTCCTTCGCCTCTGGATCAACTGGCGGGGGCTGTTGCGACTGTTGTTGTTGCGGTTGCTGTTGAGGAGCAGGCTGATAATTCTGCTGTTGCCTAGCAGGCTGTTGAGCGGCAAGGTTTCTTTCGTACTTTGTAGCCTCTGCCATCTCAGCTTGAGCTTTATACAACGCCTCTTGAGAATCGACAACATTATCAGTGTCGCCCTCCTCATAAGCTTTTTTGTATGTGTTCTTTGCCTGCTGTAAAGCAAGCTCCGCTCTGCCTTTAATTTGCTGAACTAACGCGGCCTCACCTCGCGTAATAATACTCTCATACTCTTTGTTCTTATTACTAAGAGTTTGAGCAACGCGAACTGCTTCCTCCTGCATCTTAACGGCGGCTTCTTTTTGCCTGCGCTCTTCATTCTGCTCATAACGAAGTTTGTTAATTCGCTTTTGAACTTTCTCGCTATACCCCGAAAGCTCGTCATCGTCAGATTCGCTAGAAGAGGCTTCAGACTTTGACGGTCTGCGATCCTCTTCGGGCCTATCGTCAACAACTTCAATTTCAATGTCGGAGTCACTGGGATCAGGATCAGGGACACCACTTGCGATCTTTGTTTTTACACCAAAGAATCGATCTTCGTTGCTTGTTTCGGTTGTTTCTTCTGAGTCGCTCATACTTTACCTACTCCTCTAGGGTCTTCAACAACAGCCTCTACGGTGTCATCGTTGATTAATCGGAACTCTCGACCATGTACGGTAAATCGAGTGCCAGAATAAGAGCGCATTAAAATCCAGTCTCCCTTCTTGCAATAAGCTCCAGAAGGAAATCGTTGTGGATCGGCGTAGGCATCAGGGCCAATTTCTATGACCATACCTGTTATTGATCCGATAGTTTCTTCTTGCAACGACTTGGATGATTTAATAATACCGCCTTCCGTCTTCTCTTCTGGCTCAGGTAAAGCTATCAATAATTTATAGCCCAAAGGCTTAGGCAATTGACTCGCCTTGCGAGAACTCTCATCCTCGTCCTTCTTCTTTGTTATCTTTGATACACTCATCAGAGATACCTTCTGCACTGGAAAAAAGCGTCCAGAGTCGCTGTGCGCCACCAAATGTGGCGAATTAGTCGCTTTCAAGCCTCTGTTTAAGGTCTAAAAGTTCTCTTTCTGCAAGGGCTAAACCCTCGATAACTCCGCAACATTTCATGTAATCGGAGTATTCTTTACAAGCACCGCCGGAAAGATGGTCGCTCATATCGTTCATTTGCGATCTGAGTCGCTCGCGAAGAAACTCAAACGAGTTATTACTAGCGTTCGCCATCAAATATACTCTCTGCGATCTCTTTGCCTATTCGGATGCCTTCAATCTGATCGCTTGATGTGATCTTTCGGCTTTGCAGTTGCTCACGGGCGTTATCTTCTGCAATCTTAACAGCAAGCTCTGCTTTCTTGATCTCTGCATCTTGATCAAGTTTCTGAAGATCGTAGTCTGCCTTGCTTCTTGCTTTCGCCATATCAAGCTGGAGCCTTGCCTGATCCATCTGAGCTTTGGCTTGAGCCGACTGCTCTTTAATCTGCAACTCTTTCTGTTGCATCTGAACGATTGGATCTTTCTGTTGCTCCTCATTTTTCTTCTGCTGGGCTTCTTGCTGATTCTTACCCTTCAACTGCTCTGCCGCAGGCCCGACAAGTCTAGATATTCTTAGCTCAACACTTTCTGGAAGGTCTTCGCCTTCTGCTGGCAACTCAACACCAAGCTCCTTTTCAACCTGTTGACGATAAGCAAACGCCAAATGTTCTTGTATGTGCGCCGCCATAGCCGCTTGCATAGCTTTTGCCATTGGGCTTTTGCCTGCAATCTCCTGAATCTTAGGATCTTCAATGAACGCCATGTGCGCTTGGATATGCGCCTCATGATCTTGATACAAGAACGCTTTAACAGGCTTGTTGTTTATAATGTTCATGTTTTCGCTAACAGGATTGGTTGGCTTGATGTCATCATCTAGAGGAACAATCTTATCTGCATCCCTGATATTGAGAACGTCAAGCATCTGACGGTGCAATAACGGCAGGTCATACATGTCTGGGTTCTGCTGAGACAACTGCAATGCCGCCTGATACTGCATTATTCTTTGCGCCATAGTGCCTGAGTTGGGATCACTAACGGGAATAACGTCAACACGCCCATCAAAGTCATCTCTCACCAACATATTAGCTTCAGTCTGATAAGGATAGTCAGAAGGGCCAAAGTCATAGACAATCTTGGATAAAATACGCAATTCTTTACGCATTGAGGCGTGTAATCGCGCTTGAACCGCGCTCATTACCTTCATTGACCGCTCTAGTATGGCTAGAGTCGTTCCAACTGGGGCTTCTGAGTTCATATCAGCCGCTTTTACGTCTGCGGCAGAGGCAAATCGTCTGCCTTCCTCTACAATATCGCCCATAAGCTGATAAAGAACACTGCTTGGCTCTTTGTAAGGCAAAAAGCTAATATTTTCGCGTATCGAGCCGCCGGGAACGTCCACATCACGGAACTCTCCGGGCATAATCGGGGTATCGTCACCCTTTATTCTTAAGCCTCTAGATTTTAAGCCGCCGGGAAGGTTTGCAAGAGTTCCTGCATCGACAAGCTGGCGTAAAAGTGATGTCGCGCTTTTAGCAAGACCGCCAATCATGTGAATTAAACCAAATCCGTAGAAGCCAAGTCCGGGCATATAGGTGTAATGCACGAAATGCTCGCGCTTCATCATTTTTTCATCGTCTTCGTAGTAGTTTCTACGAATTGCTAACACCTTTCGTGAGCTTAGATCGATACTTACAACATACGGAAGCTGTATTCCTGTTTCTTCACCATCCTGAATGTCCTCAAATCCCACAAGATCAAGCTCAACCTGCATCTCAAGGATAGTATGACGAGAATCACTATCGTAGGTTGATGAGTTGCCTGTCAGTTCTTGGTATTTGTTCTCAATCTCGTCAACATCTTCACTTGCAGTGCCTAGATCAACGTCTGCATAGAAGCCTGAGACCTGCAACTTGCGTACTTCATTGCTTGTTCGCTTCATTATGTGCGTTGCTCTCTCACAAGTAGAGAGGTCAGACGCTCCATAGCTAACAACAAAGTCCTCAGCAGGAACAAACATACTGCACGGGCGACCCATACTTGGGTCAAAGTACACCTTCCTGAAAGCAGAACCCGCCAATGGAAGTGAAAAGAGCAACCGCTCTGTTTCAGACCTATACTCTGTCATCTTCTCAGTGACAAGGTAGTTTAAATAATCTTGAACTCTGTGAGACTGCTTCTCTTTAACCTCATCGATAACGCCAACAACCGTGGTCTTGACGGGGCCAGTGGCAGGGAAGAGTTCTTGTATAGATTGCGACTGAAACTTAATAACAGCCTCTGTTAGAAGCGGATGAAAAACGCCACATGCGCCATCCCAAGGAGTTGTTCTGTCCTCATGCTTCAAACCAAGCAGGTCTAGACCCTCTATGTAGGTTCTTTCCCAGTCTGCTCGACTCTCTTTGTCTGACTTAAACAGACCGACAAGCTCGCTAGACATCAACGCGAGGTCTTTGTCTTCTATAAACTCCGCTA